TAAACCTTGCGTACTCATCGTCAGCTACAGAACTGCTGTCAATCTTTACAGCATTGGTATTGCTTATACCAAATGTCAAAGATGCTTGTCCGCCTATGTCTGATAAAACCTCTGATGCAGAACGACCCTCTACACTTGTTCCAGATATTCTTAAAAAGTCATCATCAGCTACACCAGTAGTAAACTGTGGTACATTAGTGTTACTAATACCAAATGTAAGTGATGCTTGTTTGCCATCAAGCTGTGTTTGTATATCACTTGATACACCGTCAAGTCTTTGAAACTCTGCATTAGATACTGAACCGTCTCCTAGTTTTGCAGCATCTATCGCTGTTGGTAAATTACCAGCAGATACGCTAACAACTAAATCAATAGTACCATCACCATCTTCATACGTTGCAGCAATATCTGTTTCTGTGTTACTGCTAAACATAGCACCAACAATGTCTTGTACTGCTTCTGTAGTTACACCTGCATACGATTTTACATTAGCTGCTGTTATTTTTTTAGTTTGACCTGCATCAGTGTCTACAACCGCAAATACATCATCATCTGCTGGTGTTGACAACGCTGTCAAATCACTAATCTTGCTATCTGCCATTTTTTACCTTTTTTTTCTTTTTAATTTTTTTTTCTTTTTTCTTAAGTAGTTCAACGAGTTCTTTAAAAGTCATTTGCCTTGACCTCTGTACCTTTTAAAGTTTCTTCGTTTGTTTTTGTTTTTAGGTCTTGATCTAACACTCTGACCAATAGATGTTCTTTTCTTTGGTCCTGGTTCGTGTGCTATAAAACTTTTAGCTTTACGTGCCATTAGTTAGGTATTGGTCTGCCACTAAATACAGTACCGACTGCTTGTTCAAGTTTTATATTATCTCCTGCTTGTATAAGCAAGTATGTACCGTCTTCTAATTTTAAGTTGTCATTTGGTGTATCGGTACGTCTATCTCTGTAACGATCTTGTCCTCTATGAGAGAACCTAGTTGCAATGGTCATTGTGTTAATTCAGATACTCTTGCAGTTCCATCTGTTGATCCCACTCTTAGCACAGCTACTTTTGTAGCAGGTGCAACTCTAAAATATTCTGGTGTAAATGCAGGCACAATCAAACTTGATGACGTTGCTGTAGGTGAAGTTGCGTTCATTTCAACATAAGCATCAACAGTTGTAACAATTCTTATCTCTCTTGTTTGTGAATCAAATGCGTTAGAGGTTGCAGCAGATGAACTGCCTACAGCTACGGTTTGAGTTGATCCAACTTTAAATGTAGTAGGTGCTTTATAATCAGTCATGCTTACTCCGATAATTCTGAAATAAATAATGAACCATTACCAGAGTTTCTTATCACAGATATAATGTTACCTGGTGCTACCTTAAAATATTCAAAATCTTTTGCAGCCAATGGTGTTGAAGAAGCTGTTGCAGTCACAGCAGGTTTGCTGATTGTAATGTGACAATCAGTAGTGGCATACAATCTTACATACCTAACCTGATCTGAAATCGCAGAACTGTTTGCAGCACTAGCTGTGTAGTCTACCTTCTGTACGGTTCCTGTTAATTTATAATACATAATGTTCCTTAGAATGATTCTAAAGAGGGAGCCGAAGCTCCCTCACTTAGATTATTGGTTTACGTCTAAAAGAATGCCGTGTGCGGCTTCGTTTCTGACTTCAAGTGTGTACTCTGCTAAGAGTTGTTTCTTCTCAGAATCACCAGTTTTTGCTAGATCCTGAACTTGGAAATCTCTTAGGTAAGCAGTTGCCATCATATCTCTTTGGATAAGGAAAGCATTACTCTCACTTGTTACTGCCATTACTCTGTTTGGTACGACTTGTAAGTCACCAAAATCAGATGAGTAAACATCAATAGCTGCATACTCTACTCTGTTTTCAGCTTGACCAAACCTTGTTGTGTTGGCGTTAAACCCAGATACAGTTTGTTTAATACTCGGTGGTACAACAAGCATATCCATTTCTCCACCTGACTCATAAACCTCTTTGATAACAGTCTTTAGGATTGTCTCAGTAAGGTCTCTGTCAGTACCAGAGTTGGGTAAGTCTGTTCCAGAACCAGTAGAAAGTGAACCACCAGTACCTGCATCACCGTTAGTAGCAATCCATGTAGGAATAGATCCTAATGCTCTAGCAGCAGTTGCAGAACCGACAGCTTGTACTTGACCTTTAATAAGGACAAATTCCATGTCTTTCTTTAGTTCTTTTGATTTTTTTGCGACCTGGTATGCCATTTCGTCAGCTCTACCAGCAGCATCAACAGCACCTTGTGTACCTGACACAGCGATTACTTTGTCAGATATTTGAGTGAAGTTAAATGCTCTCGTTGTTGCAGTCATAGCATCAATAGTTGCATCGTCACCTTCGATAACTGAGTTAGCAGCAGGTGTTGCAAGTGCATCTAATTGCCATTCATGCTTTGTTGATTTTGCGGTTGTACGAGGTATCGCAGATAAAATTGGAGTATCTTCTGGACTAATGTTATAGATTACATCTACCAAGTCCTCTCGAATACCAGTAGTATCATACGTGTCGTACAAGTTAGTTGGTTGTGCCATTTGGCTCCTCCTTTAAGTTATACGAGACTTCGGAAGATTCTAGCTGCATCAGCAACTTTACCAGTCTTCTTCAGTCTTGAGAGTTGTTGACGTTTCGCCTCTGCTGCTTGTTGACCTTTTGATTTTGATACACCGCTTTTTACTACTTTAGGAGCATTGACCGCTTTCTTTTTGATCTGTGGTTTAGCTTTCTGAAGATTGCGATAAGCCATCGCATCTCTTACTAACAACACATATCTGTGGTCATAAACACTATCAATTTCCTGTGCGTTAAAACCTTGAGAAGATAGATAATCTCTCATCTGTTTTTTAAATTGAGCACCCTTTTCAGGATGATTCAATTCAGGAAGTTTGATATTGAGTTGTTTTTGTTGCTCTTCAAGGTACTTGTTAAACTCTTCCATTTGTAATTGTTGAGTTTGTTGTTGCACTTGTTGTAACTGTTCGTTTTTCTTTCGCATTTTATGCTCAAGTCTTGCAGCTTCAACTGGATCTTCGTCATATAGTTTTTCAAAGTCCACTTGTGCGTACTCTTGTTGTAGTTGAGCTTGTGCAGCTTGATTTAATTGGTCAAGTTTTGCAATCTTTGTCTCAACGTCTTTTTTTGATCTTTCGACAAAATCACTTGTCTGTTGTTTTTCAGCAGCAAGTTCTTGTGTCTTTCTTGTGTAATCTGCGTTCCGTTGATACCCTTGAATTAACTCATCTTGGGTCACCTCGTAATTCGTACCATCAATGGTTACGGTGTAAATAGGCTCCTCAGAGTTTTCTTGTATATCTTCCGACTCAGATAGTTCGCTTTGTTCCTCTTCTGTTTTCATGTAAGGAACATCGCTTGGGTTTACAGTTTCTTCACTAGAAACTTCTTCTTGAGTTTCTGTTTCTTCTGTTTGTTCTACTGTAGGTTCTGCTACTGCTTCCTCTACAGGTGTAACCTCTTCAGATGTCTCTCCAGTCATTAGACCTTTGATTATATTTCCTGCTTCGATTACGTTTGTTGGTTGGCGATCTGCCATACCGACCTCCTTTTAAATGTTACACTCCCTTATGGGTTGGTGTATTCGATTTAAGCCGAATTCTTTTTTAGCTGATTTAATTGTGTGGCTGCTAGTTTGCCAGTCTCCATAACAGTACGGAGATGGTTTTCTACTCTATCTGTGATGTGATAGGCTTGCCACAATGCTTTACGAGCTTCATCTTCATTATGTTTTGTATTGATAATTGCACCTTGAAACTCTGATTTTAGTGTTTCAAATGCTTCTTTAATTATTGGTTCTTCAAGTAGAAGTTTTGCTTTTTCTCCTCTTGATACCTCACTCGTTAGTTTGCTCTTGTCCATTTCTTACATTTTGTATGATTTGTTGCGTTTGGTCAAGTTGACGATCAACAACTTTTTGTGCTTGTTCTCGTAACTTACCTTGTTGAACTAAATCTTCTTTTGCAAGCATAGCGTCTCTTCTTATTTCAGCCTCGTTAATTCTTGTACCGTATTGTAACTCAAGTTCTTTAATACGTGTTTCAAACTTCAGTATCATTTCCTGATAATCTTTTTCTAATTGTTTTATTCTTAATTCGCTATCAATTTGTTTTCTGTAGTTCTCACCTTGAACTTGAAGCTGTGATACTTTTTCAAACTCTGTAGGTTGTGGTGGTTGTGGTGGTGGCATTGATTGCATACCCACATCTGGATCTGTAAAGAACAGACCAGTGCTTTTCAAACCAGCATTTTCTACAATCTTTGAAAGTGTATTGTAAATATTTCTAAGATTGACCATTGGACCAGCAGAAGTGCCTTGCAGCTCTAATGCTTTCAACTGTGTTTGCAAAATATTATTTAAGATTGCAAGTTGTTGGTCTCTTGATCCTGTGCCTAGTCCTACGTTGATTGTAACATTACATCTGTTACGCCACTCCATAGGTCTAAATGGAACAAATTTATTTCTAATTTTAATGATACGTTCTTTGTCTTGGTGTTTGACAACAAGTTCAAACATTTTGTGGAACATATCCTTAACACCTGTTTCTGCAAATATACGTGCAATCAACTCAACTCTCATTTGTGCTTGTGTTAAAATTACATTAACACCAGTAGCTGTTTTGTTTAGTGAGTCAGCATCCATGCCTTGTGAGTATCTTGTGATACCTGTGCGTTGTTCTCTTACAGTGTCAAGATATTCAAGCAATGGAAATGCTTGTTGGTTAATTGTTTGTGTTTGCATTGGCATCATAACTTGACCAGGTGCTCCCTTAGTCCTTACAACACCACCAGGTCTGTTAGTTAAAAGATCATCAAGGTTTACTTGACCATCCATAACTGCAACTCTGTTGTTGTTTGTTAGATACATATTATCTAACAACTGTCTCATAACTGTAGACTTGATAAGTTGTAAGTCTTCAGTCATTTCTGAAACTGATCTACCAAAGAATCTGTGTGGAACCATGATAGGTGTTACAGATACAAAAGGTACACTGTCACACAAAACATCATCAAGAATTACATAGCCACCAATACCTGCCATTGTAATCTTTCTTAGTTTTGCAATGCCATCGCC